GATGAAGATTCCGATGAAGATGAAGATGAGGGAGAGGAAGAAAAACCAGCTTCAGCAACTAAACGTGAATTTACTGCCAACGGCAAAAAGTTTGAGTTCTCTGAGGAGGAAATGCTTGACCAGTTTGAAGTAGTCTTTGGCCAAGCAATGGATTACACTCAAAAAACACAAAAAATAGCACCCTACCGTAAAATGATTTCTGCTTTAGAGCAAGAAGGCATTACAGACGATCAATTAAATATTGCAATTGATGCACTAAAAGGTAATAAAGGTGCTATACAAACATTACTGAAAAGTAATAATATAGATGCTTACGACCTCAGTGAGGATGACGAGGAAGAAAGTGGCCCATACACTCCACAGGAATATGGGAAAAACGAAGTACAGTTGGGTATTGAGGAAATAGCTGCACAGATTTCCAAAGACCCAGAGTACAAAATCACAGTAGATGTCATAGATGGACAGTGGGACAGTAGCTCCCGACAGAGGTTATCCAGCAACCCAAGAATGATTCAGGGACTGCATAACGATATTAAGTCGGGTGTTTACGATAAAGTCGCACCAGTTGCTATGAAAATGAAAGTGCTAGATGGAAATACGAAGTCAGATATTGAATACTACGTGCTTGCAGGCGAACAGGTACTAACAGAAGAACAGAACTCTGCCAACGCAGAACAAACTGTTACTGATAGTAACCAACAGGCACAAGCTGCAGAGGACGATTTTGACCAAGCATCATCAGAAGCTCGAAGAAAACGGTCTGCAACACCCACACGGAAGAGGACTGACCGAAAAGGTGTCATTGACTATTTAGACGATGACGATAAGAATTTCGATGCCTGGTATAAAAACCTTATGGCAAAAAACTGATGAGTATTAACTAATGGCTGATAACATTTATAATGATGGTACCGATGTAGGCGGCGGAACAGCCGCTACAGCTGGTAATAACACAGTAGTTCACTACTACGACAAAGCGGGCGTTAAATCTGCTAACGCTGTTGCATTATATGCACAGTTTGCTGACCGCCGTTCAATGCCTCTTAAAATGGGCAAAACCTATAAAGTAAGCAAATGGCTCCACATTTATGATCGTGACCAAGCTACGGATGCTGCTGAGTTCGGTGCAAAAGGTTACTTAACAGCACGTAATGTTGCTGATGTAACTGCAGGTTTATCCCTGGAAACTGATGGTGGTGGTGCTCATGGTGACACAACTTATGCTGGTGGTACTGCAGCACTGTATGAAGGTGCAGGTGCAGTAAACAAGCGTACTATCAAAAAGGTGACATTAGAAACTAAGCTGGCTCGATACGGTGAAATGATCGACTACACAGACGAAGTGGAAATGTTCTCTGAAGATATGATGCAGGTTCACTACCGCGAAGAACTGGGCTTACTGGCTAATCGCCGTGCTGAAGACCTAGTACAGCTAGACATGCTGAGTTCTACCAATATGATGTTTGTTGGTACTGCTGGCTCTATGGCTGAAGTAGGTCAAGACACATCTGCTGCTGATGGTACCGATGATCTGGACAGTACGGTTAACTACGACCTTATCCGTAAGGGTGTTCGCCGTCTGGTTCGTAACCGAGCTGAGAAAAACACTTCTATCGTGACTGGTTCTACCAAGATAGATACACGGACTATCAATAGAGGGTTCTACGCCATTGTTGGTCCTGAAGTTAAGTTTGACTTGGAAACAGTTACCAAAGGCACTGTAGATGTAAATGGTCATACTGAATATGCGTATATTCCTGCATATAAGTATGCTGATTCAGCTAATCTGGCTGAAGGCGAAGTAGGTGCAATGAACGATGTTCGTTTCATCGAATCTGAGTCTGCTCTAGTATACGCTGGTCAAGGCGCAGTAGCTGCTCCTGATGCTGCAGGTGATACTTACGCTGGTGGTCTATCTACCACTACCTTTGCTGATGGCGCTTCTGCAGCTACTGCTCGTGATGACGCTGTAACAGGTGTGTATGATAGAGCAGGTGATGCGTATGGTGCTGCAGGTGATGGTACAGATGCTCTTGAGTACTTTGATGTGTTCCCAATCCTTTTCCCAACTAAAGGCTCATTTGCTACAGTTGGTCTAAAGGGTCATGGAAAAATCAAGTTCCACTCTCAGTCTCCAAGCAAGATTGAGTTGAGCAACCCTTTTGCCACTACTGGCTTCTTCTCTTACAATATGTGGTACGCAGGTATCATTTTGCGTGAAGAACGTCTGCTGAAAATGCTGGTTTGTGCATCTCAGTAGTAGTGTAACTAGTAAATTAGCCCCTTAATTGGGGCTAGTTTATTTTATTTAAATCGAAGGAAATAATATGAGTGATGATCGCCAGGCTTTACTGGAGGAAGGAAATGAACTAGGTTTAGAGTTCCCTTCAAATATTCCTAATACGAAACTTAAAAATATGATCTCTGAAGCAAAAGGTGAACCGCCTGCTATAGAAGATGATGTTGTTGCTCCAGGCCCAGCAATTAAAGCTGATACTGAAGAAGACCAAGAAGAAAACCCAAAGGTTGCACCTAAAAGTAAAAAAGGTGAAACACTTACAAAATTCCAGATGAAGCGACAAAAAATCGCTGATTCAAAAGCTCGTTCCTTAAAAAAACAGGTAGTGACTCTCACTAATAAAGACAATCGTGAAAATGATTTTATGACTACTACTTACTTAAGTTTTGAAAACCAGTACTTTGGTTTATCAAAGTTAGTACCTCTTGATGTTCCGGTAGAACTGGAAGCAGCACTTATAAAAATTGCTGAAAGCACTATGATGACTCTTCACAAAGATGAAATCGTTAACGGTAAACGTACTGGCAACAAGATTCCTGTTCGTACTAAAAAGTTTGCTGTAAGTTACGGCAAAACAACCGAGTAATAAATAGTGTATTTACTAAATGCTGAAGTCGAGTTGGTGTGGAAAATCGCACCAACTACGTCTGTAATAGATGTAGCAGATTTAGATCTGATACTCGTTAATCCAGAAGGTACTGAAATATACCTGGACTCCGCTGTACTAACAGTAAATTTTACTGCTCCTACAGAATTGCTAGAGGGAGAAGCTTCTTACTCCTTTACCCCTGATATTGAAGGACTATGGACAGCTCGTTTAGTAATAGGGAATTCCAGTAGTTATACACAACTTGCCAAATCTCAACTTCAAGTTTTAGATAATTCAACAACAACAAACCCAGTCGCTACTTACATAAAAACCCAAGTAACTAGTGAAGCTATCAAAGTCCCCTGTGTTGTAGCAACTACCGAAAATATATCTTTAAACGGGCTGCAAACTATAAATGGTATTACTGTACAACAGTATGACCGGGTACTTGTAAAAGACCAAACTGATCAATCAGAAAATGGTTTATACAATGTTATTGATGGTGTATGGGTAAGAACATCGGACTTTAATAGTAAAGACAATATATTCAACGGTGTGTTTGTATTAGATTTAACTGAAGGTGTAACCTACAGTGCTAGATTTACCGGCAATATGGATCTAGGGGTTACCAACCTTACGTTTACGGCTACATCTGTACTAGAATCCCCACTTGCTGATTTAATTGATCAAGTCAGTTATGGTCAAGAATGGGCTAAAGCACCAGAGGATACGCATGTAAGTACAGCAGCCGGAGGTGGTACTGATACAGATGACTATTCTGCTTTGCACTTCGCAGCTAAAGCGTATAATTCTAGCCTAGAATCCGAAATTTCTGCACAAGAAAGTTCTGATTCTGCCGGTAATGCGTTAGTATCTGCTCAAGAAGCTTCAGACGATGCGTTGTCGGCTCAAGCAGATGCAACATCAGTGCAAGTCCAGTTAGCAAATGCAGGATCTATGTTAGGTATAAATTTTGGTGCATTTTCTATAAATGACAATGAGTTAACAGTTACCCACTTATTAACAACAACCCCCTCTCTTGTTGACGGTGAATTAATTTTAGAATACGAGACATTATAATATGGCTACTACAAATTTAGGACGTATAGGGTTTGTGCTTCAGGGTGCATGGGCAGCTGGTACATACAAACATTTAGACGTAGTACAACACGCTTCATCTGTTTGGGGGTGTGCTGTATCAACAACAACGGAAGAACCGGGGGTAGGTACTGATTGGGTACAGTTATTATCAACAACTAATGTGCCTGCTGGTAATACTACCGTACTTGATGCAGCAGGTTACTTTACAACCGAAAATGTAGAAGCTATTTTACAGGAATTAGGGGTAACAACGCAGGATCACGAAGCCCGCTTTGACACACACGAAGGCCGCTTTGACACAGCTAAAAAATTTATAGGGTCGGCAATAATGTTACACGGCATGACAACTCAACTCAGTGCTGCAGACAATATCTGGAGAGATATCGCATGGAGTCCTGAATTAGGACTGTTT